GTCAGGGCGAACATGATCCCGTGGGTGTCGGCCTTCTGGCCGAACTGCTGCTCGCCCAATTGTCCGTGCTTCAGTTCCCCGTCGGGGCCGACCTGCTGGAACTGAAAAGCCCCGGTCATCCGATAGCGGGTGTGCTCCTTGAAGTCGTTGACCGAGGCGATCTTGGCGATGCGACGCCAGGCGTCCTCGATGTAGTTGTACCCCTCCAGCAGCATCTTGTTGGCGATGTTGGAGAGGATGCCCGGCAGCGACGTCGTGCTGAATGCCGCCTGCAACCAGCCGGATGCGTCGCGCCGGAAGCGCGGCAGCCGTTGTCCCGAGGCGAGCTCGCAGAACTCCTGGACGCCCACGCCGCGCAGCTTGTCGGCAGCTTCGAGGACCGGCTCGGCGTAGATCGCCTCGATCCGCGAGTTGGGCAGACCCGACGCCATCAGCGCCACGGCCTCGAAGACCTGCGGGCTGGTGTTGCGGGGCTGGCTGTGAACCGCAGGCACCTGCGGCCGCGAAGCGCGCAGGATGTGCAGTTCGGTCTTGCTCTCGTCCCAGCCTTCCTCGATGGCCTTCGCCTCGATGTCGGGATGCTTGCCGGCGCAGACCTTGTGGATTGCCTCGACGCGCCGCGTCTCGGCGGTCATGCGCTGCCGCATCTGCATTACCGCATCATCGTCTGAGGCGGACGCGTTGACGGTGTCGGCCGTCGCGGGCGCTTGGGTCGCCTGTGGCTTGGGCTCCTGCGGGTCTGGCGTTTCCGGCCCGGGTTCCGTCGGGGGCGTGTCGGTTGCGGCGTCGGCGCTTCCAGTTTTGCCATCGACCTGCCCATCATCCTGCTGGGGATCGTCCTGAATGCTGATGTTCTTGTCTTCCATAACTGCTTGCTCCTTGTTCTGGGCCGCGATACGCGCCGACGTGGCCGTGTCCGCGCCGCTGTCGACGAACGAGATTTCCTTGAGGATGGCCTTGCGGACCACGTGCAGCGGCCCGTCGAAGGTCCTTCCGTTGACGGTTACGTGCTGGCCGTTGGGAACGAATTCGGCGTCCACAACGGCAGCGCCGATACTGGCCTGCCAGGGGAAGCCGTTGACGCCGGATTTCGCTACGTCCCGCGCCCATGAGGTGTCGCGGCTGACGAGGCCTTCGGCGATGACCTGACCATTTTCGATTACGACGCGCTGTGTGTGGCCCACGCCCTGGCGCGGATTGTGATCCAGGCGGACGGGGATGTCCTGACGGTCGATGGCCAGGCCCTCCAGGTCGACCACGACCGGGTGCGGGAACCCCGCGATCCGCATCACGCCGCCGGTGTACGCGACCATGCGGAAGCGCGGCATCTGTTTGCCCTTCTCGCCCTCCGCCTCGACGGTCAGTGGGCAGCGGAACGTCAAATAGTCAGGCTGCTTGGTCTTGCTCGACATCCCTGTCGGTCTCCTCGTCTTGGTCTTCCGTGGGTTCGGGCGCTGCCTGCGCCCCGGTCGGTTCGACTGCGTTCACCGCCGTCAGGCCGAGTTCCTTCATCAACGCCTGCTCCTTGGCGCGTTGACGCAGTTCGGTCTCCCAGTCCTTGCCCTGACGGGCATACTCGGCCGCGAGCGTGGTGGTATTGCTGGCCAGGCGAGTGGACTGGGCGTTGGCTTCCTTGGCCGGATCGACGTGCTCGGTGCCGTCGAAGAACCACTGATGCCCCGCGTCCATCGTGCGAAGGAAGGCGAAGTCGGTCAGGAGTTCCGCTTCACCGATCCATGCCGCGAAGATCGGGTCGAGCACGCCCTCGGCCAGGTGCGACTGCTCTACGCGAATCGACTTGTAGTAGGTCTGGTGATCCAGACGCCCCGAGGCGTAGTTGTAGCCCGAAGAATTGCAGGCCGCGATGTTGTACGGCAGGTTCAGGCAGCGGGCGATCTCGTTGAGAATCTCCCGCTTGAACTCGGCATATCCAGTCCCAGGCTGGTCCGCCTTGACCTGTCCGAGCTTCCAGCCGTCAGGTAGAACGGTGGCCATTCGCTTCTCGAGTTCGACCACGTCCATCGGCTCGAGGGCCTGGGCTTCGCCGTTGGCCGGTGCGTCGGTGAACAGCACGGCCGCGAAGTCCGCCGCCGTCTCAGCCGCCGCGATCACCGCCAGCGTGTATCGCCGCAGTTGGGCGAACAGCGGCAGCGCAGGCGTGATCTCGGGGATGCCCCGATGTTGGCCGGGCCGATCCGAACGGAACCAGTGCACCACCGCGTCGGCGGGCACGAGGTCGTACTGTGTCTTCCAAGCCGTCAGGTCGCCCGGATGCTGACGCAGGATCGTGTACGTCTGCGGNTTGCCCCANGCGTCGAGCGNGATGCCATCGACGTCGTTGGCGACCGGCANCANCGCCATGAGCGGCGANGCAATGCGGTCGGCCTCAACGAGTTGCACGTCGAGCTTNACCGGCGAGTCGATCATGGGGTTGGCCGTCAGNANNGCGAANGTNTCGCCGTCGGTGCTCTTGGCCATCCGCATGGTGCGGAGTTTGGCGGCCAGGTTGACCGCTTCGGACCATTCGGCGAAGGCCGTCTCGACCTGGCGGTTGATCTGGCCGTCGTCGGCCAGCAGTTGCAGGCGTGGACCGGTGCCGATGCAATCGTTGGACAGCGTCAGCACGATGCCCTTGGCGTAGCTGTTGTTCGCCACTTCGTAGCGGCTGCGCTGCCGCAGCTTGCGGCGAACGTCCGCCGAACCTGCCCCGTCAGCGGACATCGCATCGGCCATCGCCCAGTGCCTAGCGTTCTCGGCCGTGGTCTGTGCCGCGTCGTATCGCGCACGGACCACAGCCGGGATGGACCGTTTCCCCGAAAGAGCCTTCCTGTTCTTGCCGAAGGGCCACATCAGACGGTCCCTCCCGGCGAGATCTTCGCGAGCTTGACCCCCAGGCCCTTGACGCGGCTGGCCTTCTTCGATTCGAGGTACTTGTCAGCAGCAATCTGCTCGGAAAGCTTGTGCTGCTCGACGCTGCCGGAATCTCCACTGGCCTTGGCAGGGCCTTCGGCGTTGGTCTTGATCGAGTTGTCGAGGGTTTCGGTCACGTCCCTGCAGCTCCCATGCGAGGCCATCAATGGCCGTCATAGGGTTATTTGCCGCAGAGGCCGAAACTCCTTACACCCAGAGGCGGTTTTCTGAAGAACGTGCCAGATATGGTATTTCAGACGATCTTCTCGCGTGTGGTGATCGCCTGACCGCAGTTTCGGCAGCGTTTGCGGCGCACAATCCCGTCATTGCGGCGTCGGGTGTAGACGGTGTGGAAGTGCCGACAGCCGCAGTGACGGCAGACCAGGCCCACGTGCGGCGTCGAGGATGGCTTGGGCGCTATGGTCTGGTTCATGGTTACCGGCTCCGTTGCAACTGCGAGAGTTTGATGCGCTTCCGAGGCCGCGACGCACCGTCCGACACGCCCGGCAAAGAAGCGCCCTGGATCGACGCCGCCACGGCGCAGCCAACGAGGCAGTCCAGCCAGTGGTTGTCGGGGCGCGTGGCGCGGAGCTTCCACTCATCCACGGTGCGGTCACGGGCGACTGTCTTGACGCGGTATTCGGCCGTCAGATGATCGGCCAGCAGGCGGTGGACCTTGCCGTCACGGCCGAACAGAGACAAGCAGCCAGAGTCGCCCATGGCCACGGTCAGGCGGGCATGGACAAACGTCTTCCAGTAGTTGGTGTCGACCAGGGCGTGGCGCACCTGTCGCGCGCCAACGCGAGCGGGGATTCGCCAATGCAGGCCCACGCGGTCGCCGCGTTTGCGCTTGTATTCACTGAACGGCACGCTCGAAGCGCCGACGTACTTGCCGTGGCTGGGCAGCAAGATTCCGGCGTTCGGGCTTTGGCGGCAGAACTGGTAGACCACGTCGGTGGACTGGCCCCAGTTGGCGTCGATCAGGCAGCGGTCGATCCGCATCTCGGCACCGTCCTCGCGCCGATACGCCCGCGAGAGCTTCTCGGCGGTCAGCTTCTCCAGGCCGGCATAGATTTGCCCTTCGAGTCCCGCCCCCGGCGTCGCGCGGCCCAGTGTGGAACGCACATCCCGCAGCGTGAAGTAGGCCCGCTTCTGCTCCGGCCACGCGCCGTAGTCGATGATGTGCCCGGTGAAGTTTTCCTCCCACGCCGCGATCAGCCAGTACAAGAGCTTCTGCTGCACGTCGATGAACATCGTCAGGTGATTGCAGCCGATGGGAATCTCGCCCGCTCGGTAGCCGTTGAGCTTGGCGGCGATCTGATCGGCCGTGAGCATTTCCTCGCCGATCTCCTCCACGATAGGCTCGTTCTGGTACTCGGCGAAGAACGCGGCCTCGTCACGGAGTCTCAGGTTTATCGCGTGCTGAAGGGCCGACAACTCGTCGTCATTGAACCGCTGCGGCCAGGCGATGATTGAGCCGGCGTCCATCGCCTCGCGGTTGGCGCGATAGAACTCCGTCGCTTCCGATCCGTCACCGTCGTTGCGGAGGCTGTCGGCGCGAATCTCGGCGTATTTCGCCCACAGGCTTTTGCCGGAAACGCTGGCCGGGAAGGCGTAGACCATCTTCGTCCGCTCGCCTTGCCACTCCGGATGCTTCTCGCGGTCGAGCAGACGGTCGGCCATGTCGTCCGGGCGGATCACGGTGCAGGCCATCAGTCCCGCGATTTTCTTACCAGGCCCGGCCATGCCGAGCACATCCCCGGCCAGGATCGCCTCGCGCCGTTGGGATTGCGATGGCGACCAAGCCGATTCGGTCGTCTGCGGATCGTCGACCATGACCAGCTGTGGGCGCACCACCTGCCCGTCGGCGCGGGCGTAGTTCTGCCCGCGAATGTCGCTGCCCTTCATGCCGGAGCTGGAGATCACCACGCCGGAGGCCTTGGACCCTTCGATGGTCGGCAGGACGATTCGATCCGACGCCCAGTCGATGCGTGTGGGCTCGCCCCTATACTTCTGGCCTTTCTGGCGGTTGGTGATCCGCTCGAGGCACTGAATCGGGTAGGTCACCTCTGGGAAGTCCGCCGCAAGCAACGGGTTGGTCTCCAGCCAGATCTTGATGTTCTCCAGCAGGTCCTTGGCCCGTTCGGCGCTGGCGGCGATCAGGCATACGAACGGTGTCGCACCGATCAATGCCGACCACAGCACGGCCGTCTGGCACAGCACGGTCTTTCCTGATCCGCGCGGCATGGCCATGGCGAATAGCCCGCCAGTGCGGACGGCCTTCTCGATCTTCTCGATCACACGCAGGTGGTCGTCCGACCACGGCAGGTAGAAGACCTCCGGGAAGTACGTCTCGCAGAACTCCCGGAACGACGCCTCGCACCGAGCCTTTCGCTCTGGATTCGCGACGGCGGGAATCTCGCCGATGTCCTGGGCGGCGCGGACGGCTTCGGCGTTGCGCTCGGCCTGGCGGGCCTTCTGCTCGGCGTAGCTCAGCGGCTCGGCTCGGGGCTTTCTTGGCGAAAGATATTCCAGCGTCAGCCAGGCGGCGTAACGGAACAGGTCCACCGTCCGCGCGTCGCCGATGGTGTAGCCAGCCTGGTTGCGATGGCGACGCAGTTGGAACTCAGTCAACGCGCCGCCGCGACCAGTGGAGTTCACCAGGCGCAGCAGGTCGGCGGGCCGGAGTTTGCGTGGGTCAATCTGCGTGCCCACCGGTCACCTCCCCGGCCAGGTAGGCCACGTACTCGATCAGGCTGAACGTCCCGTCCGCCCGGATGATCTGGGCCTCCTCGACCACCTCGCGGACCTGCTCGGCGTCAATTCGCCGCCGGTAGGCGGAGGCGAGGATTTGGGCCGCTTGGAAAGGCGTCAGGGCCGTGATTTTCAATGATTCTGCGGACATATCTCTAGCCCCAACGCATGCTTGCGAGAATCTGTAAGTTCTTTCGCCACAGGCGCTTAATTGACTTGATGAGGTGGCGATTCCATGGCTTCATGTGTCTGTAACGCAGGCAATGACAAGGAGATACGAGATGACGAAGACCAGGCGACACACGCAGGAATACAAGGACGCCGCGATCCAAACAATCGCCCGCGACCTGCTGGGCATCGAGACGCTCGATACCCGCAAGAGCGACAGCCTCGACTTCCACGACCTGGCGGTCTGGAGCATCCGCGAAGCGCTCGCGGCGGCGTTCGAGGCCGGGCGGCAGACCAGCCGGTAACCCCAACAGAAGGAGCCAACCATGCGAATCACGAGCATCGAACTGGCCGGAACCAGCAAGACAACACTGCGCGACGGGACACCGGGCTTGCCCCGGGCCTTTGCCAAGATCAGCCGCAAGCCAAGCGACGAGTTCATCACCGTCGAGATCATCGCGCCCGGCGACGACCGAACGCACCACGTCCAGGCCGACTGCGACGATGACGTCCGCTCGATGGCCGACTGCCTCCAGCAGACGCTGGACGGTTACCGGGGCACCAACGGCGACCGGCATGCCTACTACTGCGAGTTGCAGCACTTCACGGATTGACGGGAGACCACCCATGATTGCAGACCAAGCAACACCGCTACGACGATTGCGAACGATCGTCACGGCGAAAAAGGCACTGGCCGACGCGGAAGGATTCATCTTCCGCCTTACCCGGTGCGTCGAACTGTCCGGCGTGTGCGGACCACACCCGGAACTCGGTGACTTGCTGGAAGAAGCGCCGAGCCACCTGAACGGAATTGATGC